CTTGGTTCTTGTTGATAAAGATAGATTGCCCTGCAAAAAGCAAGAAAACTCCAAGGTTTATCTGCTCGCATCCATAGTTCTGGTGCACCCCAACAATCTGTTCCAATGGCATAAATAGTTTTTAAATTATTATTAACCCAATCTATTTTTGTTTGGAAGTCTTGTTTGATACCGAACATATTAGCCCCATGTATCTTTAACCAGTTCAAGTCTTCTTCTGTTTTTATTATCTTGCCATTTGTAAATTGTAATAACGCTCTTGATACATCATTACCCTGAGAATTTAAGAAGGGAACTCTATCATATACTCTGCCTCTAAAATCTAGTTGTTTAGGGAAGTATAAGTTAGGTTCGTCTTTGTATTTCTTGGCCATCCATATTGTTTTAGCTATACCAATACGGCTGCCTTTAGTGTAGTTATTCTTATCTATTATTCTTTTACAATCTATTCTCCACTTAATTACTAGAGGGTCGCTCTCCTCCAGATGCTTTGGGTATGGTGGTACTGCATAACCTTCTCTTGGTAGTAAGCAACCTATCTCTAAGTTGTTATCGTAAGCATATAATACTTGCTCTAAAATATATTTATTAACGCACATACTTACATTACCCTGTATGTTAGCAACATCATAAACGCTAGTCATACCCTGGGGTTTGGCTGCTATTTCTTTATTATTACTTTTAAAAAGATTGAACTTTATATTTTCATTGTAGTAACCACCATCGTAGGGGTTGCTCCAAGGTTTTGGTTTTATCAGCATCGGCAAAAAGTTTGGCGTTTGTATTTTAAGGTCGGTATCTATTTTCTTTACCCACTCCATGCACTTATCAGTAGCTCTTACCATCCTTCTTGCTGGCTTGTAACTTGTATCTAAAAAAATTTCTATTAATCCTGTATATTTTTGTATTAATTCGACCATGAATAAACCACTTGCCATACGTTGGCGAGCGTTCCAGTATTCTGTATTGGTCATTGTATTTATAAGGTAGATTTTATATCTTTTTTTATGACGGCCTCGCTTGTATTTGGTTAGCTCACTATCAGTAGCCCTATCCAACATTGTCTCAATCCAAATTTTTTCTATGACATTGGCTGCTATCTGGTGCAATGATGGGGTGCTCGATAGTGTATCGACTACTGTTCTTATGGATGCTGCTGCTATTTGTTGGGGTGGTAGCTCTAATAGTGGGGTAAGCATAGCGTAATTAGTGCCAGCTTTACCTTGTTCTATCTTTCTCCTGATGGCTCGCAAGTGATTAACTATTATGTCCACATTAAAAGAGCATAGAGCCTCGCCATAAATGGTGAGAGACTCCATGCTCGCTGCTTGTTTTTTATTGTGTGATGATCTGATTCTATTCTGACCCATGTTAAGCATTAGCTCTTCATTGGCCAGCTGATCTTCAAGACTACGCATTACTCCAAAATTCTAATTTCTTTTCGTAGTCTTCTTCGAGCCACTCCGTAAGGATACGTTTAGATAGCTCGGCTCTAGTTATGCCCATCTTTTTAGCTAAGTTATCTAGCCTGTCGCATACTTGAGGTGGTAAAAACGCTTGTAGTTTTTTACTTTCATTTTCTGGCATCTTCAAAATACCTCCTTGCGGTAGTCCATACTAACTTGATTAATGGGTACATAGCTACCCTCGATTCTGCATCTGGGTATTGCTGCTTAAGAAATTCATTCATAGCCCTATCACTTGCCTCGTCTTGAGTCTCGATAGGAATAGGATTGTCAGGCAACATGCACCAATAGATAGCATCTGGAGGTATGTAGTCATACTTAAAAGAGTGCCAATATCCATTAGGCATGCACTCATTTTTCTTTAAAAAATAAAGCACCTGACCAGCGTTATTGCTATGTGCTTTATCTGGTTTTTTTGTGCTCAGTTTGTAAAGTTGATAGTCGGCCATTATTAAGTGGTGGGTTGTGATGTTTATTTAATCCTATAAACAGTAGTAACTGTATAAGAATAGATGTTAGTAAGAATAATTCAAGTCTAAACATTATGCCGTCTTTGAATTAGCTTTTATTAATTTCACCTCATAAATATCTTTATAAGGTATCTTGCTTCGCATAAAGCTAGTCAATGCCTCGTATAAATTAACTGCTTTTTGGTAGTAGGCCTCAACAAAATTTGTTGAAGCACTACTATAAATAATTTCATACGTTTTCATTTCCTTATTAACTATCTGCATGAGTTCATTGCCTCCACTATTGGAATTAAATCCTCAATTATATGCTTAATTAATAAATTTCTAGCCTTACATGAATCATCTGGTAACACTATCGACATCTTTGTATTACCTGAGAGATTGTTAACAACCCCCAAGATATAGGTTAGACGCTGCACTTGTGTATGCCAAAGTGGATTTTCTTTGAGTAACTTAAGAAGTTCAATGTCATTAGCACCGATCTCCCTAAGATAATCAGAATCTGTATAACCTTCTGGAGCATCGAACATATACTTATCGTTAATGATGCCGTACTCAAGATGGATACGTTTAAACTTTTCATCTAATCCCATGTTAATCCTCCCATTTTTGTAGGTTTACTTTTAAATCCCAAGTCATTGAACAGTACTTGGTATTGTCCCAGATGGTTCCCATCACCGCCTCAACGATGATGGTATTTATTTCTTCGACTGATTGCTTACTCATATGGTGCTTATCGAAGTTGGGAAAGTGTTTGAATTGTGCCATTAGTTAGCTCCTTTGTATCTGTTTGGGCCTCGTCTTGGCTTTCGATACACCATTACATAGCTGCAAGACTCAGCTAAATCTGGGTTGAGTACATTTTCAGCGAAAGTAGTAAAGTCTGGGTCTAACCAGCTTTCTAATTCTTGTGTGCTGTTGGTATAACAACTCACTTTTAAATCAGATTTTCTTCTGACATAATCGAGGTCGATAGCTTGAACTAACTCCTCATAATCACAATCAATAGTAAATACAACCCTATATTTATAGGGATGTATCACTTGGTCGGTGTGAATTTTGTAGTCGCATAATGACATAGCCATTAGTTAAGTGCCTCCTGATTTTGTTTTACTAATTTTGGGTCATTGCCAAAAAATTGTGACATAAGATCATTGCTTATTTTTTCTTGAATACTTGGAGGGCAATCAGTCCATGTATCCTTAAGAACCATCCAGCCATGGTCTAATATGGCTGGGATGTTGTTCTTGTCTTCGATGTAGTGCTTAATCATGTGACCACCTGTAAAGATTCGATTAATTTAAAAGGCTTGCACCCCTTATAAAAGTTGTAATAGTCCTCTTTGTATGATCTTGATTCTTTATCAACTACATCTGGGTTGACTAACTGGTAGCCATCCCATGCCCAATGCTCGCAGTCTTCAATATCAAATATATGGACTGTCATTATCTGCCAGCCCAATAATTTGTTATCCCTTTTAGCTTTTCTTACGGCCTTTGTTGCATGGATAATGTTAGGGTCGTGACCTGATGACCACGCTATCGAAGTTCCACTATTCCATGGAGCAATAGCCAAGACCCTCCTTGGCTGCTGCTCATATACAATTTTCTTGCCTTTACGTTTAGCCATTAATCCATGCTCCTGATGTAGCTTGCGGATTCTGTTCTATCGTGAAGTGCTACGGCTCCATAAAATGTAAGGCCTGTTAACTCTTCAATCTTTTCATTGAATCTGCTATCACTTGTAGCAACATAAGAACCGCCCATCATTGTCCAGACTTTAGCGTCTAATAATTCTTGAGGTACGACTCGAACAGTAGGGTATTTAAAATGCTTTTCAACTATCAACTTGGCTGCAGGGTATTCAGCCGATGGCTCGAATGGTGCTTCGATGTTGGTAATTGTTAGACCTTTTATATGTGGTCTTGTTTGTATGTCAGATACTCCATGGTTGGAACATCCTCCTTGGGTGTTATCCCTGTAAATTTCAACATGTAAACCCATGTTTAAAACTCCTTTTTGTAGTGGTTAATTGAGTAATTTTTAAAAACTACTCATTCATGGAAGGCCCATAAAAGCGTAGTTTTGGAAGGTATAAAGACCCCCAAAGAAAATTTCGGGGGCCTTGTAGCTCCTTCTGGAGCTAACTATTTGACCATTGAACATGTTTTCGTGCTGGTATTGGCTGCTTCATACATCCCATATAGTTCAACCCTTCACCATGGTATAAGTCACGCTTTCTGCAATCCTTAATAATTCCATAGTTTAGTTTGAATCCATATAAGTCTTTAGCTTGCCATTTTTGAAGCGACTCTTTGAACCATCTGGAGGTAGGAAATAAATATTTAACCGCATCCATTGACTCATATAAGTAGGCCTCTTCATATCCATATTGAAAAGGTATTTCAATAATTAATTCATTTTCATGCTCGAGGTTAAGAACGACTCGAGAAGAAAAATATGAATTGCCGTTCACTTTGTCTCGCCATTCTTTGGCGAAAATGTCAATAGTCTTTAATTCTGAAAGTTTCATTTTCTGTCCCTGTATTTGTAATTAATGCGGATAGCTTCGAAGCAAGTAAAGAGGGCATAAATGCCCCCTATAAGAATTAAACATTCCATAATTTAATAATCTCCTTGGGCTGTAACTGTAATACCCAATGCTGGGCAGTCGTCACATGCTGGGAACTCGGCCCAGATGCTCGAGGTTGATACATGATCTAAGAATGATTGCAAAGCTAGAACTTGGCCTGTTGAAGTGCCACCAATAGAGAACTTATAGTTTTTGTTGGCGTTTATTGGTTCAAACTTATAAGGATAAATTCGAATATTTAAAAAACCAATAACCCATTCATAAGGAACCTTGTCCTCTTTATGGTTAATTACTGGCTGACCAAATAAACCAACAAGTTGGTTAAAGCTGGCTTCACATTCGCCAATTTTCCAAGTACAGGAATTAACTAGAACTGACATAACAATTAAATTAGTGAGTTGATTAAAAGACCGCAGCAGAATCCGTAAAGAATCCGCAGCAATCCAAATTAAATATAAACCATTTCTTTTTAGTTTGCAATTAATTAGGCGGCTGATCTCTCAATTAAACATATATTGGCCCTCCAGCTGCTCCAGATGGCCGACCAATAGCCCAATTTAGCCAGCAGTACTGTCCAATAGACAGTTCTACAGCCCCCCAAGACTCTAGTTATATCCCCAATAAATAATTATTGGCCATCCTACGGCCCTATTTTGGCCAGATACTGGCCCTATAAAAAATATAAATTAATTGATATGGGGGATTTTCAAAAATCCATACAGACGTAGAGCCGATCAGATTTTTTTACCAAAATTTATCTGAACAGATACTTATAGAGAACTAATAGTAACTAATAGAGTTCTGGAGGATGTTCTTCTTCTATTGTGGAGAGCTAGTGGTGGACAGGGATTTAGGTTTAGGTATATTGAGAGTAAGCCATTATATATAACCGAACCCCAAAGCAGTCGGTCAAAACTCCTCACACCCTATATAATGGCTATTAATGGGGTTTTTCAGTAGTGGGTTGAACCTCATTTTTAACTATTATGGCTAAACAAAACACAAACGAAGTATTAAGCGACCTACACTCAAGTTTAGCGAGTGCTTTAAGTGAGATACTGGATAGTGGAATGGCAAGTACAGCCGACTTGAATGTTATTCGACAGTTTTTAAAAGACAATCAGATAACTTCTCAGCCCGTAGAGAACACTCCATTTGGGGATTTAGCTAAGTCGTTACCTGATATAGAGAATGTTATCGAATTAAAAAAGCGTAGTGCGTAATGAAGAAGGAAAATTGGCAACAATTACCCGAACCATACAATAAAGACTTTAGATATTTCTTAGTTTTAGTCTGGAGGCATTTACAACTACCAGACCCGACAGCAGTTCAGTTAGATATAGCGGAATATATGCACAAAGGTAGCAAGAGAAGAATAATAGAAGCGTTTAGAGGAGTAGGAAAATCATGGATGGCAGCAGCATACGTCTTATGGTTACTACGGAATGACCCACAAAAGAAAATTATGGTTGTGTCGGCCTCAAAAACAAGGGCTGACGATTTCGCACAGTTTTGTTTAAGGATAATACAGGAAATGCCAATACTAAAATGTCTTGAGCCTGACCGAGAACAGCAAAGATCAGCTAGTAATAGATTTGATGTACGCCCAGCTATACCCGATCAGTCAGCTAGTGTAAAAAGTGTAGGTATCTTTGGACAATTAACTGGTAGTCGTGCCGATTTAATACTGGCAGATGACTGTGAAGTACCGAATACAGCATGGACTGTAGGTATGAGAGAGAAGCTATTGCAATGTTGCGGTGAGTTTAACGCTATTCTTAAACCAGATGGAGAAATAATGTTCTTAGGAACACCTCAAACAGAAGAAAGTATATATAACAAACTAAGAAATAGAGGTTATGACTGTCGCATCTGGACTAGCAGATACCCTAAGAAGCCAGAAAAGTATGGAGAAGCGTTAGCACCTATGATTCGTAACCTATCAAATGTTAAAGCAGGGCAACCAACTGACCCTGATAGGTTTTCTGAAATGGATTTGCTGGAAAGAGAAGCAAGTTATGGTCGCTCACAGTTTACTTTGCAGTTCCAATTAGACACTAGCCTGTCTGATTTGCAGCGATTCCCACTAAGATTAGCTGATTTAGTCGTTATGGAGGTAAAAGATCATGCACCTGAGAAGGTTGTTTGGTCATCAGGAGCAGAATATAGGATTACAGACCTTCCAGCTGTAGGTTTTAGTGCCGATTACTACCACAGACCAGCGTTTACACATGGCAGTTGGCTACCTTTAACGTCAGTAGTGGCTTATATTGACCCATCAGGCAAGGGTGTTGATGAAACTGCATACAGTATAGTCGGACATTTAAACGGAAATCTTTATGTATTAGAGGTTGGGTCGTTTTGTGAAGGCTATACCGAGCCAGTTTTAACTGGTATTGCCGAAGCATGTAAAAGAAACAAGGTAAATCTAATATTATTGGAAGATCAGTTCGGTCAAGGCATGATGGAAAGCCTATTAAAGCCATATTTACAGAAAATTTACCCTTGTACTATCGAAGGTCAGCGTAGCAATGTACAAAAAGAACGCAGAATTATAAATGCACTAGAACCAGTTATGAACCAACATAGATTAATTGTTAATAGGTCGGTTATTGAGAATGATGCAAAACCTAGAACAGAGGATTCTGTAGATAAAGCGTTAGGTTATCAGCTATTTCACCAGATGACACACATAACTGTTGATAGAAACTGTTTACAAAACGATGATAGACTTGACTCTTTGGCTGGGGCGGTGGAATATTGGAATGAATCACTAGCAATAGATGAAGATAGAGCTATCAAAGATCGGGAAATGGAATTATGGGATTTGGAATTGGCTGCTCACAGGGGGGATATTGAAGGGGCTCTGGATGCCCAAGTCTTGGGTATTCCGCTTGAAAAACTCGGACATGGAAAAGCACAGGGGAGGTGGAATAATGTCACAGGGCACTAAAGAAATAAGATTAAGACCAAGAGCTTGGTGTATTAGAATCCCCAGAACCTATTGTGGTGATCTAGGTCATAAAAATATTGGCGGTTTTCAAACAGTCGTCATTGCATATGACCAACGTAACGCTTGGGAATCTGCTATGGGTTCACCTGATTGGGAAATGTTGTTTTTTCCTGTCGAAAATATATCTGTTTTTCCTACGCAACCAGTTTAATTAGTACCCATATGGGTCATCTTCACCTCTCATAAGAGCTTCAAGTCTGGCATTGCGTTTATCTACGTTATTTTTAATTTCTAATATACTTACTGGAGTCTTAATAGCGTTTTTTCCGAAATCTCCGTAAGTTTTCATAATATTTCCTGTCTTATTTGCAACCACCTCTTTTCGTATTTTGTCTTTATCAAGATCAGCTTGTGATTCTTGCGAGGGGTTTATGCCACACATTACTTTTCTTCTAATAACATTTCCCTTATCTTAGCAACAGCAACGTCATCTAGTTTATTTTCGCTAAGTTTTGCAAGTGCTTCTAAAATATCGCAGACTAAAATAGACACACTTTTACTTTTTAAGAAAGCAAAGATAATTGGGCGAATGAGACTAATCATTTTAAGAATCTATGGTTAATATAAGTGTAGTATAGATTGATTTCTATGGAAGAACAAGAAAAAGAAGGTATTGATTGGGCTGAAATTTTTGGCCATAGTGTCCGATTTATGATTTTGGTCTGGTCGTTATCAATGATGACTTTGGGGTACATGGATAAGATTAGGAATGACGGAGCTTTTTTGGCTGGCTTGACCTCGGGGGTGCTCGGTAGTTACGGCATTTCCGTTAATAAGAAAAAGGGTGGCAATAACAACAACAAAGACAGTAAAATGGTAGATAATAAGGACAATACAGTCGGAGTCCAATGAAAAAATTAATTTTACTAAGTTTATTAGCTTTTACTAGCCCTGTTTTTGCTAATGGAATACCTACTTGGACTACAGGCTCTAGCAACAGAACTGAAAATACTACTCAGACAATAACTCGCAGCGTAGTCACAGAAAAATATGGGTCTACAATAAATACTTGGGAAGGTTCTAACATAAGTGTGGCCGCATCTGCTGGTATATCTGGCGGTGATGCAGTATTTACAGTCGCAGATACTTCAAAAGATTGGTCATTAAATGTGACTTCGAGAGCATCAGGTTTAA